GCCGTTGGTCAGATACTCCGTAGCCTCCCCCATGGACAGCGCACCGGCACCGGCCAGGTTGAGGGAGGTACCGAGGGCGGCCATGATCTCGCCCTCGTTGTAACCTGCCATGGCCAAATTGTTGGCGGCCTCCGCCGCATCCATGGCAGAAAAAGAGGTGGTAGCCCCAAGCTGCCGGATTGCACCCTCCAGGTGGCTTAGCGTTTCCGCATCTTCGGCCACCGTGTTGTCCAACCGCATGGTGGCCGCCACCTGACTCATCGACTTTTCAAAGTCTTTTCCTGTATTTACCGCACTGGTCAGCCCCGCCCCGACGGCGGCAGCCCCCGCAAGGGTGGCCGTGCCCAAGGCCTTCGTGGCCCCGGCTATGCCGCTCTGGACGCTTGACAACATGCTGTTAAAACTGCTGTCCAGCTTGCCAGCGATTTTTATCATGAGCTGTTGCTCTTTAGCCATGGGCTTCCGTCACCTCCTTTGCGATGTCAAATAGTTCTGGCACGGTCAGCTGTTCCATATCGTGCCAGCTTGTCTTAAGAATAATGGAAAGCCTCACGCAGAGCCTGCGCAAGGCCTTCCCGTCATCCGGGCTTACTCCTGTCCGTACAAAAAATTTGTCACGGCCGCCTTGACCTTAATGGCATCGCGGGGGCGCATCGACTGGAAAAACTCCACGGGTTTTCCGGATGCCCTGGCAGCGAAAATGCACGCATACTCCATGGTCATTTCCGGCAGCACGCTATGAGTGCCCCCACGCTCCAAGTCCTTCTGGGCGATGATCAAGTCCCTAGCCGTCAGATCCTCCATCCCGGACAGGTCGATACCCTCGTAAGTTTCCCCCTCGAAGGTATAGGGTTTTGCAAAGGTAATGTACAAAGGTTTCTCAACTCCCACCACGTCCCCGGTCAAAGGAGCCTCATCGATATTTGTGATTTTCGCCATGGGTTACCCTCCCTTAAATCTGATTCTTAACCTTCGCCAGCAGGTCCTTTCCATGGACCTTGTAGACAAAGTTAATCTTGTCGAGCTCGAACTCCTCGGTACCAGAAACCTCGATCTTGAAGTACAGGATCTCGATCTTTACGGTCGGAGCAGCTCCCGCGCCCGCCTTGACGGAGCCGTAGGAGATACCCTTGTTCTTGCCCTTGATGACGATCCTGGAGGGCAGGAAGGCGGTCTCCATGGTGCTCTGCTCCATGGCCTGGGTGCTGATCCGAAGCGTGAGGGAAATAGCATCCCCCATCTTCATGATCTGGAAAACCTCCTTGGCGTAGGTTCTGAACGGGATTTCAATCTCGTTCGCACCGAAGCGGCCTACCATAGGCTCGTCGATCTCACCAAGGATCCCGGCCCCGTTAAGGGCCTCGGTAATGGCGTCAAAGTCCGGCATGGTTACCTCCTCGGTAATGCCTGCAAACTTCTGCGCCTTTTCCCCGTAGTAAACGTTATAACTATGAATCTTGGTCGGCAGTGGCATAATTATTCACCTCCCAACGCAGCTGCAAGAATATCAGGATCAAACTCAAGAACATTAAGGATGTCCTCGGCCGGAGTGAACGGAGCCAGGCTCTGGCGGAACTGGAGCTTGCCGCTAAGAACATCGTTAACCGTGTTCTCATCCTCGCGGTACTCGATCCGGCCGCCAGCGCACTTACCCTGGGCAACCAGAGAGTTCATCTTGACATTTTCGTCATCAATGATGGTCTGGATCAGACGGTAGTTAGCCGGGCTGTCCACACGCTGATGGTAGGTCAGGATGAAAGAGTTTCCCCACCAGGTGAAGAAACGCCTGCAGCAGATCCAAGCGTCCTTGGGATCCGTGGAGCCGGGATAGGCCGCCGTGCGGTTGCCCCAGAGCACCCAGTCCCTGAAACGGTTGAAAGTGTTGACGCCGTAGCTGTTGACCACGTTGGCCTGCTGCTCGTCCAGCAAGACCTCGGTGCCATCCTCCAGACAGATACCGGAGATCGGGACCTGAATGTTGGAGGGGGACAGGTTCGGCACATCATCGTTCTCGGCGTCCGTCTGTGCGGTAAAGGCCGCACGGATAGCGGAGCCGTGATAGATCTTGTCACCGATCCTGGCGCACGGCCACATAACATCCAGATGTTCCGAAACCATGGCGCTTGCGGTCTTCACATCCCCGACATCCGCATACTTGGTACAGCCAGTGGAAGAAGAGTCAAGGTCGACAACAGCCTCGCACTGGAAGCTACCGTTGATGGACTCACACTTGGCAGCGATGGCAGCGGCGATATTGGGATCCTTGGACCAGCCAGGGCAGACGATCAGGCCAGGAGTCAGGCCCAACTTCGGGAAGACCTGGCGGAGAACCTCAAGGCCCTTTTCCACGCCAGTCGTGCTGTCGTATCCGCCAATGATATCGTTCTTGGTGATGGCGCTGGGGTCGATCTTAACGCCAGAAACGGACAGAGTGACGCTAGTAGCGGAGCTAGCCCCGGCCAGTACGGCGATGACGGTGATAACAAGGTAACCATCAGCATCAAAAGTCACCACGTAGTCAGTGTCCTTGACCAGGGTGGTGCCGTTATACTTGACCACCAGCTTGTCGGCCAGGAGCCCCTTGATGGGGATGGTGACCTGCCCGTCCACGGTCACGTAGGTAGCGGCTGCTACGTCGGTGCAGTGTACGGTAGGATCCAAAACGTTGATCAAAACGATGGGGGCGACAGCCGCCACCCTGAAGGATGCGTCGATGGACTCGCAAAGACTGTAGTCCTCGAAGTCATCGGAATAACCCACTGCTTCGCAAGCCTCCGCAAAGGAGTTCGCGAGCATGGGAACGTTCGTGCAGCTGTACGGATCAGCTGCAAGGTTGACGGGTGCGACACCGAGAACCACCTGAAGGCCTGCAGTCCCGTTGATAGGAGCGGTCAGGCTGGTAGGCTGTTCGAGCACCCTTACACCATGTCTGTAGGGCATAATCCTTTACCTCCTTACCTGGTTTTTACAGTCCCCTGCACGAGGTCGTAAAGCATACGGTACCTCCCTGCAGGCTTCTTGACTTCCTGGACGACGGCGGCGAACTGGTCAAAGGGCACGACCAAGCCGCCGATGGCCGGGGTTTCCTTGATTGCCGCCTTCAACTTCTCCGGCAGGATCCCGTCAGTAAAGATCTGGCCATGGCTTACAATCCTGTCGATGTCGGGACCCACGTAGGCGACGGCCGTAATCTCTTCCTTGGCCTCCGTCTGCTCTGCCTTCGGCTCTTCCGGCAGCACCTGGGACACTTCCCCATCTACTGGTGCATATACCATCATGTGTACATCCCCTCCCTTCTGATTGGTACTGTCTTAAAGTTCATAAACATACATCCGATATAAAACGGATATGAGTTCTCATCCTGCAATACCCATTCAATCGGGCTTACACATTCATACTCATGCCCCAAAATGGCACATCTTCCGAAGCGTGCATAAATCCGCTGAATGATATTGCAAAGGTCAGTAAAACCTTGATTATCAAAGTCAGGATTATAAATCCCGATAATCAATGCGAGGTTGACCAGCTGTTCCCCGTTAGGCTCATCGATTTTCCCGGTCAGAAGCCGGACGATGATATAGGGGTAGGGATCTATAGTGCTCTCCGTAGGATATCCCCCCTCCTCGATCACCTCATCCGTCGCCCCCTCCGGAAAATCCTTGGTTCCCGGAATGGGAAGCCACTGTTTATAAATCCCTATGGGAACCCGCTCCCCCGAAGGGGCCAGGAAGAGCATCCCGTCTAATACCTTGGCCAGCTCCTCGATCAGGTCGTCCTGCAGCAAAGATGCAACCATCCATACCTCCTACTAGCCTAGGATCTTCTCCACCTGTTCCTCGGCGTGTTTCTTAAGGTTCTCCTCAATCTTCGGCCTGACCACCCCGTAGACATCCTTTTCAGACCCGATCATCGACGGCACCGAAAGGGAGTGTAGAACCTTGATGGGGAGCCTGGCGGAGGTCAGACGCATCGCCGCCCCGGCCTTCCCTCCGAAACGGTTCTGGAAGGCATCGTTATCGAAGCCCTTTCGGCCATTGTTCCGATTGATCAGAACGTTTAGGTTTGGTCCACCCTGGAACTTGCCGCCCGAAAGAGAAAAGCGTCCGAAGCTGGTAGGCCTGCCTTGGCTCTTGATGATCGCCTCCAGCCTGGCAGCACTGGCGTTGGTGATCTTCATTTGGCTATTGAACCCGCCTATCTTGACCGTATATACCTGCCTGGCCTTGTCCGCCAGGTCCCGCCTTGCATCCTTGGCCGTCTGGTTAAGGGCCTTCGCCAAGACCTTGGGAGCCTCCGATTTCATGCGTCCCAAGCGCCGCTCCAGGGCGGCTACCGTGACGCTGTCAAACTCAAACCTGATCGCCATGGCATCAACTCCTGTTGTACTCCAGGTGGATGGAGTACACTCCATCCTCGTTCATGCTGTCGGTCACCAAATAGACCTGGTTATCCAGGATAACCCGACTGCCAACAGCCGGGAGGTTGCCGTAGTCCTTGGCCTTGGCATAGATCAAGGTGGTCCTGACGCTGATACCATCCATACTCGACTTGGCCTTCTTCTCCCTCTCGATCAACTCGTTGTTATCGATGATGATAGGGATTTTCCGCCCGTTGACGGTGTGCAGGCTGGCAAACTCATCGATGTTGAGAAAGACATCCGAGACATCCGCCCGGATACACTCCTTGAAAGTCATCCCGGATCCTTCCTCCCTCCACGCTTGCGGGGGATCGGCCTAGCGCCCCGGTCTTCCGGGTCTGGCACCTGCCCCACCAGGTCCTTGTCTGGTCCGCTGGTGGGATACGCAATCCCTGCCCTCCCGGCTTTCTTTCCAGCCCGGGTAGCCTTGGCGCGCTTGCCAACTTCCCGGCGGACAGCCGCCCCCGACTCCACCCAGGCTTCGGCTACGGAATCCGGGATACCAGTGATTTCCTGACCCTTGAGGAACTCACGGTTTTGATAAACCAACGACATCCTGGCTACCAGCAAACGATCACCCCCGAAGCTTGACGATGACGGTCGTATCGTCGGCAGCTGCGTCCTTGACCGCATACCCCGCCTGAATCGACCCGGTGCCGTTGGTGGCTGATACCGTACCGTTCGCAGCGGTGTAGTAGACATCCGCCCCCGCCGTGATGGCGGCGGAGTCCTTCGGCAGGATCCATAGCCCGCTCATGATCAGGGAGCCTACCTCCCCATCGGCGATGTCGGTCCCGGCGATCCCGATATAGGAGCCGACTACCACGATGTCGCCGTGCTCCACATCGGAGCCAGTCCCGTTAATCCAGTCGATACTTTCGCCTCGACCCCAATTAGCGCCCTTGGCCATTTCCATCCCTCCTCTCTAAAAAATCTAGTTATGCGATAACCGCACCCTCGTTACGCACGAAGGAACGATAGTCCCTTACGGCAACACCCCAGTCAAGGTAGATGTCCCAGACAAACCCAAGCGTCCCCGGAGTCTCCATCCGACGAACAGTCGGGGATTCCTGGCCGTTGAGGTAGTCGACCTGGATGCCGCGGGCACCAGTAGCCTGCAGGAACCACGGCACCTTGCCAGAGCCAGCCAGGAAGTTAAGAACCGGAGTCTGCACCACACCCAGCGGGTAGTTGTACAGCGGGTTGTAATCGTTGTTGGCCGACCCGGTCACCTGCGCACTGTGGAAGATAACGGCAAGGTCAAACTCATAACCGACGCCCACTACCAGCTTAGACGGGGTCAGCGTGATCGGCTCCCCGAAGTGGTCCGTCTGCTTCTGAAGCTGCAGGATCATCTTCTGAATTTCAGCCTGGGACGGAGCAGCGCCAGTGCCGGAAATCAGGTTCTTGTGGCTGGCATGGAAAAACTTCACGCCGTCGAAAATCGGAGCATTGTTATACAGAATGCTGTATACCTGCTTGTCGATGGTCTTCTTGGCGGCCTGTGCGTACAGCCCGGGAACCTGCGTCAGGAATCCGATGTCGTCATTGATAAAGGCCTGACGGGTCATGCTGAACTGCTTCCCGTAGGTATCGATCTTACGGCTCGGCAGCAGCTCGGTGCTGGGCTTGTCCGGTCGGATCTCGCCGTTTTCAGGCACCAGCAGGAAATCACCAACGCCACCGATCACATACTCATGGTCAGGCGTGGACTTAAAATCCGGCACGCTACCCTTGCTGGTAATCTGTTCGAAGGTGGTGGGGACCTTGGAGTAAAGCTCCACGATGCCCTTCCTGATCGTCTGATCCATGATAGCCGGGAATGCTGCGGACGGGTTGTAGAAATCCCTGCACAGCTCCGTGTACAGATCATCGGAGGACATCCGAAGGGAATCGACGGACTTGCCCTGCTTCTGCAGGCAGGCAAGACCCAGCTCCCGAAGGGACATGCCCATCATTTCCCTGGCCCCATCTGCCGGGGTAGCGACCTCCAGGTCAGAGCGCATCAGGAGCGCATCCGAAGCGGCCGCCCTAAACTTGTCCTGCTCATCCCTGGTAACGGAAACCGTCACCGGCTGGGTGCGGCTCCTCAGCTGCTCCAGGATTGCCGCCCTTACCGCCTCCGTGGTAGCCCCGGAGCTGATGTACTGTGCCGGATCCATGTCAAAGTCCCTGCAGAGGGAATAGATGGCCTCCACCCGCTGCCGCTCGGCAGCAAGCAGCCCCCTTTCCGCTGCCTCCTGTCCGCCTGCGGGGGCGGGAGCGGGAGCTGCGACTGGTGCCGGTTCAGTGGTAGCGGCGGCCTGTCTGGCCTGCTCCTCCGCTGCCCTGGCGGCATCGATCAAGCCCTGCAGCTCGTCAAGTCTTGCATTTTCCTCGGCAGTCAGCTCCCGCCCCTGGCTCCTGGCCAGGGTCAGGATAGCCTGCTGCCGAGCAATCAATTCTCTCATGCCCATATTGCTATACCTCCAATCCTAGTAAATTTAATCCTACCTGCTTTTCCCAAACCGAGAGGGGAGCGGAGCATGGACTTTGTACAGGGGGAGCGTCCATGCTGCGCCCCACGCCGACGGTCGGGTCAGCGGGAACAGATACGATAGAAATCTCAAACGGAGTCCATCGGGTGGCCACCTCGCAGGGGCCTTGGTGCTTCCCGTTGGTGCTCACCGCACCAGCTGCCACCGACTCCCACACATCGACCATGTACCCGACGGAAACCCCCTTAAGGGTTCCGGACTCCATCTTCTTGCGGATCTTCTCCGAAGCCTCGTCATCGTCCAAGGTGACGATGGCCTTGCCCCTCCCGGCTTCGATCCAGGCGCGGTCAATCTTTCCGATGACCTCGTCCCTGTCATGGTTAAAGAGCAGGACCCCGATATCGTTAAGCCGGGACAGGTCGACGGACTCAGGATCATGATCCAGGACTTCCATCCCGAACCAGCGCTGATAGGGCTCCTCCGATGAGAAAGACAGCTCAAACTGCCGCTCGTTGTCGGTGGCGCTAATCCCGGCGATCTCCCGGATCAGCTCATCATTCGTCCCCGGAAGCGACCGGCTCGTAGTTGGACTCGCCGCCCTCTCCTCCCGGAGTAGGCGGATTGACCCCGGAGCCATCGCCCCCAGAGCCTTCTCCCTCTCCCTCTTCTCCTTCCGGCGGCTCCTCCGCCGCCGGGTCGACATCTTGCGCATATAAAATCCTCCCTAGGTCGATGCCCTTGGACTTGCCATAATCCAAGACCTCGACCATGTCATCGACGACCTTGTGCCAGTCCTGGCCACCTTCTGCAGAGGCCTGTTGGAAGGTCTTCTGGCCAGTGGCCACGGCGATCTGCATAGCCTGGACTTCCTTCAAGGGATCAATCCACCGCTTCGGAGCAGCCACCCATTCATGGGCAAGGTATATGTCCTTCTTGTCCTCCTC